CCCTTGCTGTCTTTCATTGGTCCTTTGACACCAGACATGCGAGCGCAGAAGGACCGCTTGCGTGGACCACCGCCAGGCTGAGGAGCCTTGAGCTTTGATCCAGTCTCTCTATTGTACTTCTCACGGCCAGCCTTTGTCAAGCCACCGGAGCGAGATTTATGTTTGCCAATCTTTAGACTGACATTTTTTTTGCGGACCTTCGTACGTGCCATGTCACTTCTTCTTCATGTTTTTAGCAATAGCCTTAGCTACCTTTGCAGGCATCTTAGGGTTCTTTGCTTTGAGCTTAGCAGCCGTGCCGTTCTTCTTAGGACGACCGACCTTTGAACCGTATGTTCCTTTACCGTAGGGCATTACCAGATACCGGGGATAATTTGACCAGTGAGTGCATACGCTCCGAGCGCAGCAACGACGCCCAGCATAGCCAGGCGACCGTTCAGCTTTTCAGCCTTTTCGTTGTGGGTTTCAGTCACGTCCATAATTGTCATAGGTGGTTCGATTGCGTAGAGGTTCATACGACCTCCGTCTTCAGTAACAGTGGTCATTAGAAATTAACGTCAGAGCGGTCCAGTTTTTCCAGCACATCCATACGATATGCAGGGTCATTGTCATAGCGAGGGTCGCTCATAGCATTGACAAGCTCAGCCTGACTGCGGAACACATCAGAGGATCCTTTGTCAGACGCCTTGCCAGACAGCATACGACCTTCGTAACCGTTGGCTGCCTCGTACTGAGCTTTGAGACCGTTGACCATCATTTGAATTGTGTGCTCATTACCAGTGGCAATGATGTTATCGAAAGCATCAATCTGATCTTGACTCAGGTTCTGACCTGCCCAAGACATGACTTCGCCGTAAGCTTCTTCGCCTCCAACAGAGTTCTTGATGTTGTTGACTTGTCTGTCAGACAACTCTACAGTCTCTTGTGCCTGTGGTGCGTTAGCCTGCATAGCCATGTAAGCTTGCACCAGGTCTTGACTGTCCATCTCAGAGAACTGAGCCATCATTTCTTCAGACACCTCACCGGTCTCTGCGTACTGTGTGGAAGCCTCTGTGATGAGAGCCTGTGCAGGTGATACCTCAGGCTCCTGCTCTTGTTCTTGTTCTTCAGCAGGCTCTGCCTCTTCGCCGGATCCCAGCTTAGATTGCAGCTCCATGTATGCCTTCTCAAGTTCTTGAGCATTTTTATATTTGCCGGCCAGGAGTCCTTCCTGTTCGGCCATCATCTTCTCGCCAACAGCAAGAGAGTCCTGTTCCTCTTCGGTCAGGACCTCAGTGTTGGGAGCATTTTCATACGTAAATGTTTCAGCCATTAGTCATAGGTGGATTGGATTGCATGGCTTGTTCAGCCACAGAGGAGTTTGCAAGTTGACCAGCTTGATCAACCAGAGATTGATTTACTTGGTCTTGCTTTGCTTGTTCCATCTCTTGCTGTAGCTGCTCATCAGATTTGATAAGGTTCAGTGTGTCGATACCTTGTGCAGCAGCAAGACGTTTGATGACTTCTGATGGGTTGATGTAAGACAACAACGCATCTGGACCAAGAGTCTGGGCTACGGTTCCCATGAACTGTGCCAGGCTTTCACGGTCTTGGCCGCGACCAAGGGCGTTGACACCGGCAACAATAGAAGGACGTACAAACTCTTTAGGGATCTTAGGTAGCTGTCCGTTACGTTGAAGGACAAGCATGGTCCTGTTGAGATACGGGACCAGGAACTCTACAGTCAGTAGGCTGAATAGACCGCCTAGCTGCTGCTCAAGCTCTAACTGTGTGAGCCGTACCTCTTCGGCAGTGGTGCGTTCGGACTGACGGATGTTCAGTTGCAGGAACGCTTCGCCAATGCGACGTTCGATAGCCTGAGTCATGTTAGCAGCGGTGCCAAAGTCAGCAGTTTTACCAACCTGCACAACACCAACATCTTCAGGTCTACCTTGAATGATAGCACCGTTACCTGCCTTGGCAAGGGTGCCAGGCTTAGTCGTGCTAGATGGAGATACCAAGAACACAACCTTTGCCGCTGCGCTGCTGCCTTCGATCAGTGCTTGGCTCAAAGCGTCCAGAGAACGGAAGTCTCCAAGGAACTCTTCTACTCTACCACGTCCGTAGTCTTCGCCGTCCACGGTGTTGAACCGCAGAGGGAGCCAAGGACTAGCATTCTTAGGAGCAGTACTACGGCTGCCAGGAATGATCTTGTCGTTCACCTCCTGGTGCCACACCCAGCGTCCATTCTCTAGACGGCAATGAGTGTACACTTCGCATTCGTCATCGACCGACATACGGTCAGTGACTACTCGCATAGGATCATCTTGACCGATGATTGGTTCCATCAGATCTTTGCTGATGAGTTCTTTTGTTACGATCTCAAGTACATTACCATTACCATCTCGATTGATAACGAAACGGTTAAGTGGGAAGTTCTTTAGACCATCCTTACCCATAAAGATAAGGGCGTTGCCACTGACAATGAGGTGCTTGATAGCCTGATGGACCACCACTCGGTCGTTAGACGCAGCGATGAAGTCCATGATAGTCCTTTCAATTTTTGAGAAAGAAAGGTCCAACTCACTACGGAGTTCGGGCGAGTCAAGTTCACCTAGCTTATCTTCGCGGACTTGCAGTTTGAAGAACGTTGTTTGAGGCGGCAGCAGTGCCAGCATCAGCTTAGATGCTAGCGTCACAACCGCCTTAGCTCCAACGGAAGACCACGGCATAGGCAGCTTCCGTTTAGAGTTAGGTGTGTTTGTGTCTTCTGTCAGCAGGTATGGCAACGTCAGTTCCGCACATTCAACAGCCGTATTCAGGAATTGATTACGTCCAGTTGACAGGCGGTCGTAAGCCATACGTGCATTAGACATTCAGACCTCCAGTAGATCCACCTTCAGTAGGTGCGTTGATAGGGATACGCAGAGCGTTAGCGCCACGTGCAGAAGCACGGCCTCTATCAGAGGCAGCCTTCTTACGTCCGTACTGCACCTTGGGACGACGTTCTTTTTCTTTCTCCAGAGGAGTTGGTTGAGGCAATGCCTTAGGTGCCGGCGGAGGTGCCGGTGCTGGCGGCGGAGGTGCCGGAGGTTTCGGCGGCGGCGGGGGCTTAGGCGCTTGGAATAAACACATTAGTCTTTAGAAATACGTTGGGTAATCCACTCAACAACGGAACGTTGTCCAGACTTATACATAATCTGGCTTAGGCTGTTGTCTGGTGTGGCAGTAACGGGTGGAAAAATGTCTTCCAATTCACGGAGGACTTGCTCAAGGTTCGGTCCTAAGATCGACTCAAGCGTATTGGGGGAGGTTGACATTGCTATGTTCAAAGAAGGCTGGCATCCTAGCAGCTTTTGTCTCGGCAAGCTGTGGTGCTTTGCCTTCGTACATTAGCCGATCGCTAGAATCCAACCAAAATTTTTTGTTCAAATACTTGTCGGCGTGATTGCCCAGGGGCTGCATCACCCAGTTGATAGTAGCTTTACGCAGCTTGTCCAGAGACGGGCTGATGTTGTAACCCAGCTCGGTGTGTGCCAGTGAGTTCACCGCCACATGGATTTGTTCGTCCCGACTGATGTCGGCACTCACGGTCCTCATACCAGCGTCACCATTAAAGCGAAAGAATGGTAAAAGAACGAAGAAGATCGCACGCTCGGCAACAAGTGCCTTGGTAATCGTGTGATCTGGATGTGCCTCCCACGCGGACTTAAGCCGTAGGGCTTCCGCTTCAGCTTGTTCATCAACACCGTAAGCATTGGCGATGTAACCAAGTGCGAGGTCGTGATTCTCTTCGTCCTTGACATTGGACAGTAGGACGTCCCTTGCATTTTTCGGTACGTCAGTGGCGAGAGCGTCATTGATAAAATCTCCCACAGGTAGTTCCATATGCCTCAATGCAAGAGCACGGAAGATTGCCTCCTCCGCGCCCTCTTTGCATGTACCGGCAGTTGTCTGGACAGGTGTCCATTTTCTTTTTCGATTGAGTAGTTTTTGATACGGGTTCATTCTTGGCAGTCGCAAGTAAGTTCTTCTTCATTTAAGATGCCTGCCAAATAGTCATCGACTTCCGTTTCATCAATAGCAGCGTACGCACTTGACTTATCTTGGACATCGCCCATGACCTGCAGGCTATAATATAGGGAGGTCTGCGGAGAATCCAACCACTCTTCGATAAAGGCTTCGTCATATGTGACGACATCACTCCAACTGTTGAAGCTATACCCATGAAGAAGTCCCGTACGGTTGAGCATAGTCATGATGCCATCGGCAACACGCTTGTAGTTTACCCAACCAACTTCTGAGGCGATCTCTACATCGCCATATTCATATGTTTGTACCCCGAACGTACCGCTGTCACGGTCTACCGTCCGGCTGATAGGCGGAGCGATTTCTGGTGCGCTAGTATAACCATCCAGATCCTTGCTTCGATAACTGCAGGAGGCAGTGGGTGCGATAGCAAAGGCTCGAACCATATTATTAGCACGAGCCACTTCGGCGGCAGCTTTAACGCCAGAGCCAATGGCAGACACCAGTTCATAGGCTGGTGTGCGTACCACTTCTCCTGCATTGTACTGGTCCAAAGCAACCCCGAATTGCTCATAGGTTACTCCGTACCTCCGAAGGAGATTTGCGAGTCCAAGCATTCCAAGGCCGACTTGTCGATCGGTTTCTGATGGAAGATATTCTCCTGAATCACCCACGCCAGTTTTAGCGTGGAGGCTACACAGTTGCGACATACCTTCAACAAAAGCTTTTTCGATGTCTCCGAATTCACAGGCACCGAGAGAGACATGTTGCAACAGGCATGTTCCGCGTGAGGGCAGGTATACTTCCAGGCATACATTTCCTCGGATTCGTTTTCCTTCATTGTCATACTTTACTTTGTTAAGCCAGATGTCACCAGACCGGATACCCTGTAGTAGTGCCTCCTTAAACGTGCACTTCTCCCACCATTCGGGAGTGATGTTGATGCATCGCTTAACCCAAGGGAGTTCGTGACGGGGAGTTTCGATAAACTCCAAAGCGTCAGGATGGCTGAGATCGATATGACAAACCACAGCTCCGTTCTTGTACACCCCGCCGCGACGGAGGATTTCATTTAGGGTCGAATAGATTTTTGCAAACGAGACTGGACCGCTTGCGACCAATCCCTTATCGTTTTCTGTTCCACGGGGTCGCAGCTTCGACAGGTGAACCGCGCAGCCTGCTCCATATCGTAGAGCGTGTGATACAAATTTCCAGGATGCTTCAATACCATTGTCTCCAGTGATAGAGTCTTCAACTACAAAGACGGTACAGCTAACTGGCAGGCGTGAGGTGGGATCATCCAGCCAGGACTGGACACGTCCGGTTCGAGAAATATAAGAGGTGGTCATTCTTCGATGATAAGGTCGTTCAATACAGGTGGTTTATAGTTTGGTCCTTTGAGGACCTTGCCATCAACTCGGTAGATGGGCTTACCATCTTCACCGAGCTTAGACATATTAGATTCGTGGATGCGGTGCATAGCCTCATCCAGATCCCACTCTTGAGAAGCAGCGAACTGGAAGCACACGTACACCAAGTCAGCCAGCTCCTTCAGTTGTTCACACTCATCCTTCATGTGGTAGGCTTCGTGGAACTCTGACCACTCCTCATCGATCAAAGCTTTCTGACCACTCCGACGGTCCTTCCCAGTCGTCAGTGAGTATGCGGAGCGGAACTGTTCCGCCTGATCCATGAGGCTCGTGTGTATGTAGGAGTTCATTTTCAAGATAGTGGATAGCTTTTTTAAGGTCTTGAGCCTTTGTGTTATCACCTTTGAAACCGGCTCTGCAAATATATTTAATAGCATTGCCGAGATGATAGTTTAGTTCTTGATCCCGTATGAAGTCCCAGACTTCTATGGATCCTCGTGTGTAGTGGGCGGGTGAGTCGGCCATTGCTTGACTAGGTTGGAGACAGTATTGGACAGGACAAAGTTCTGGTGTTGCAGCGCTTCAAAGATAGTAATAAGATCTTCTTTGTCAGCCTCAGGCAGCAGATCTTTGATCCTCCGTAACTTGAACTGTTGTTCCATCGTCAGCTCCAGCACTGGAGGTGGGGGTCCAGGGTATGACCCTGTTTCGTGTGGTGTCATAATCGTCACAAGTGAGAATCTTAGCAAGTCTTGCATTGGTGAGTGCAACATCTTCATCTAGATCTTTGTCAGCAAAGGCAGTGACAACAGTGTCCCATGTGTAACCGTGCTCTTCAAACAAAGACACGGCACGCTTGACTCCAATACCAGGCACGCCACTGTAACCATCAGTCTGGTCACCGGCAAGTGTCTGTATCAGGTGCCAACGTCGTCCTTCCTCTGCAGTAACATCAACCATTTCATCAAGGTTGAATAGTCTACCAGGGATTTGACGCATATCTTTATCAGGAGATACAATAATGTTACCAGGATTAGCCGTAGCATAAATTCCCATGGCGTCATCTGCTTCCAGTTCGGCCATACGAATGACCTTGTACTGGTCTCGTAATGCGTCAATGACACGTTTGTAAGCGCAGGGCTTTTTTCTGTTTCGGTGTCCCTTGTAATCGGGGTAAATTTTTTTCCTGAAATTTTTAGAGTCAGAGAAAAACAGCACCAGTTCAGGTGTGTCCCACATAAACTCATTTTTAATCTTCGTCAGCTCTCGCTGTACGTTCTTCATCGCATCAGAGAATCGACTGACGACCATGACGACATCATCGCCCCAATCGTAGTCCTCTTCAGCTCCAGCGCAGCTCTTGTAGACAATGTAGTCTGCGTCAATAAGTAACTTCATCAATGTGTGTCTGCCCAGGTTTTACCGCTGGTGGCTTCGGCTGCGATTGGGAGTCGCATGTTGTAGTATTCGCCAGCCTTTTCAGCGCAGTGTACCAGGGATGCTGATAGGTCTGCGGCATGGTCGGGGTGGCATTCAAATTGCAATTCGTCATGTATGAAAGCGAGCTGTGAACAACACAACTCTTTGATGTTGTCGTGGTTGATGACCATCCAACGCTTCGCGACTACACCGGCTCCTGACTGGAGCAAGTAGTTCAAAGCTTTGTGTGGACTATCAACGGCGATCCTGCGTCCGTCTATAGATTTGATAAAGCCCTTCTGAGCCGCCGCTTTGATTGCCTCCAGAAGTTCCGCAAGTCCATCAATAGCAGAAACAAACGCCTGCCTGATCTCCTTGCCGTGTAGTTTCGCATTGCGATCATTTAAGGAAGAGTCAAAGGAGTGTCCAATTTTGGCGTCACCTGCACCGTAGAGGAAGGCGTAAGTGACTGTTTTAACTTGGCGGCGGCTGATTCCAATTCGGTCTGCGTTGACTTGATGGATGTCTCCGTTGAGTAGTACGTCCGCGTAGCGTCCCGCATCATATTTAGCGAGGTAATGTGCGAGCATCCGAAGCTCGATGCCGCTAAGATCGGCACCCACCATAATTTGACCAGGGGATGCTTGAAATAGTTCTCTGTATTCATGTTCAGAGGGGACCTGCCCCAGGTTAGGTGAGCGATGTGCACATCTGTGCGTGTTTGTAGCGACCGAACAATGGTGATGTACTCGTTTAGCAGTCGTACATAGCTTCAGCCATGCGTTCATGCCTTCCGAGATCATCCCCAATTTCTTCGTAATATCGAGACACTTGTGAAAGTCCTCGGCAATCGTAATCCCATCTGAGGCAGCCTCTTTCAGAATAACTTCGTCGATGATCGGCTTCCCAGTAGGTGTCAGCTGGGTCGGCTTCCAGCCATGAAATGTTTGCAGGATCCATGATATATGGTCGCGTGATGTAGGATTGAGATCCTTGAGCTTAGTTACTTCACAGTCTTTGACATATCCGTATCGTCTGTTATTTGCTTTAGGAGTAAAGCTTGATCCGTAGACGAAAGGATGCCGGTCACGTAATAGTTGACAAGTCTCTTCAAGTTGTCCTCGGAGAGAAGATGCAAGTTTCCATGCAGCTTGTTCATCAAAGTACCATCCATGAAGTTGTTGTTGGGTAAGGATCTGTGAAACTTGATGCTCTAGCGCGACCCAATCAGGTAAGGGTGGAAATGGTCGCATAGTTTTACTGTAACGTTGACGTCTTGGACGCAGTAGTCCTGCATCTCTTGGCTCCACTCTTTCCAGTCAGCTTCTTTGCCGAAGCTGCCCTTGTACTCGCCCAGGCGGTAGCCGTAGGCTTCGAGTGAGTGGCGTCCCTGCAGTTGCAGAGGCATGTGCTTCCATTTGTGCTTACGATCCACATCAAGCATGTCGGTGTGGAACAGGCGTGACAGAAGCAGGGTGTCTACAACCAAGGCGGTGGGGCTGAACCACGCGTAAATCTTACGGAGCACAGGTATGTCGTAACCGATAACGTTGTGTCCGGCAATGATTTCAGCATCCTCAAGACGCTGCACACCACGGGAGATCGGTTCGCAAGAGCCTTGATCGTTGTAGCAAATGGTCTCGTCAGTTTCCGAGTCGTAGATGACAAGACAGTGAACACAGGTAACATCATCTAAAAAACCGTCAGTCTCCAGATCGAATACGAGCATGTTTCCAAATGTAAGTTTTGTCTACAAATTGTGCACGCTCTACCATCTCTGGCGTGGGAGGGTTAGGTTTAGAAATCTGTTGTTGGGTCGAACTCTGGTTCTGCTTGAGTTTCATTGAATTTACAGGTAGAAAGATCGTAACTTAGTTGACAGGCGACACCAACCTCGCCTGAATATCGATTTTTAAGGACTCGCACAGTCGTAGAGCCTGATTTAGATCCACTCTGCTGATCTCGCTCAAGTGCAATGCACGCATCGCTGAGTTGAGCAATAGAAGCGGATCCTCGTAGCTGGCCGAGCGTGACGCGTGCTCCCTCTTCATGGTTGACATCGGATGTAGTCCTCCGTAAGTGTGATACAAGAAACAATGAGATACCAGTGCGTTCTACAAGAGAGCGCAGCTTGGTCATGGTGGTATCGATCATCTTCCGCTCATCGCCGTCAAGGCCAGACAGCAGGATAGACAAGTGATCAAGGAAGACAACACGGGTCTCAAGACCGGATGCCATATATTCGATCCGTTCGTAAATGTGATCCGGGTCGTATGACCCGAAGCCATCAAATAGGTGTAGATTCCATTTGTTGATAGTTTTGTCGAACGCATCTACTAGCTCAGATCGATCATGCTCTCCAAGGTGGAGGCTTCGTCCGACTGCTGCGGACATAAGTCCGAGAGCTGTACGGCGGTTTGACTCTTCAAGTGCCAGGTAACCGACCCGTTCTCCTTTGTTAAGCAGGTGAGTACATAAGTCACGACAGAAGGACGATTTGCCAATCCCTGATCCTGCAGTAATCGTGACAAGCTCTCCGTACCGGATCCCGTGAAGCTTTGATTGTAGTCCTTGAAATGGATAGTCATGATCTGATGGTGGAGTGGGTGTTGTGATTACATCGAGTAGTGATTTAGCGTCAACAATACCGTCAGGCTTGTACAGAGTGTGATCATAGTTGCAAACTGCACGTATTGCCTCTTCGTCATGCGCTTGGAGAGCGTCTGAGGCGTCCTTGTAGCCCTCCAGAAAGCCGATGTAAGCCTTCCCAGGGGGTAAGACACCGGCCATCTCGATCGCGGCCTTCTGGCCTGCCTCATCGTTGTCCGGGAATAGTACGATTTTGTCATAGTAATTGACCCACTCGTAATTCTTTTGGATTGCTTTCTTTGCAGCGGCTGCGCCGTTGGGTACGGATACCACATCCCAGTTCGGTTGTGCTTCCCACACGGACAATGCATCCATCTCTCCTTCAACAATCACAAGCTTCTTTGTTTTGCTCGTGGTTTTGTGACGGAAGTTCTGCATACCGTACAGGGTACTGACCTCACCTTCGCATCGAAAGTCTTTGTCTTTAGTTTTTATCTTTGCTCCGACAAGCGTGCCAGAGCTGTTGTAATAATGGAAGCGTAACTGTTCTCCATCTTTGTATGCTTTGAAGAACTCACAGGTTTTTTCTGAAATACGCCGTTTCTGCAGCCTTCCGGCTGAGCCTTGTAGTCGGACATCACGCATTTGGTGAGTGTGAATAACGTCTGAGCCATCACCAGGTGTGTGGGTGTAGCATCTGAAACAAAAAATGTGGCCGTCGTCGTACAGACTAGCTGCGTCCGACGACCCGCAGTGTGGGCAGGCCATGTGCCTGACAAACTCACTGGTCATAGTAGCCAGTTCAATGGGATATTTGCGAAGGACGTCCATTTGATACCTAGCTTATCACACCAGGCAGCATATGTTGTCTTCGATTTTTTAGAGATTCTATTATAGGGTGCTTGGAACACCATACGAAGATCGATGTCAGGATTCTGTTGAATGACAGACTTGATCTTCTTTCGATCGGCACTGTCCCAGTAACCCTTGCACTCAAGCCAGACACCATTCGGAAGAATGAAGTCAGGCGTGTAGTTGTGCTGGATTACATACGGGACTTTAGTGCTTTCGTACTCGTACTTAACACCCAGTTCGACGAGAAGGTCAGCGACCCTCTCTTCGAGACCGGATCGGAATGCCATCAGAAATCGTCTTCAGGCTCCGCTTCCTTCAGGGTAACGTTGGGGTCAGCGACCTTGAACCCTTGGGTAGAGCCAAACAGCTCAGCCACATCAGTGTCGTTCATGTCACCAGTGTCAACACCGGCAGAGTTGGAGAGGGAGACGATCTGCACAGCCTTCAGCTTCAGGCTTGTGCCGTAGGTAACACCGTCCTTGAGGATGTAGGGCTTCTGGAACAGAGCCAGCTTGACCTTGGATCCACCGTAGATAGGCGTATCAGAATCAGTGACAGGTGTACCTTCAGTGTCAACAATCGGAGGTGCAGTCTCATCATTCCATGAGAACTTGACAATGTACTTACCTTCCGACACCTCTTCCCAAGGCTCAGGCTTCAGCACAGAACGCTTCGGGTTCTTGAGCTTAGACTCAGCCCACTTCAGGGACTCAGCGCGGTCAGGTTCGAGTTGGTCAATAACGTCCTGGCTAACGATAGCCTTGAGGCTAAAGCCAAACTTGCCAGGTTTCATCACAGCTTGGTAGCCCTCCAGAACGACGGGCTGTTCAGTCACAATAGTGTTGCGTGCCATTTAGCAGAAGAAATAGGTGGAATCAATAACCGATGCAGGTTCTAGTGTGTTACACATCGGTGGGTCAGTCTCTGCCCCAATCTGTTGGGCAAAGGTGGTTAGGTATTCATGCTCCGCAAATAGGTGCATGTATGTTTCACGAACAATGTCTGAAAGAACAGACATGTCAGTAGCACGACATAGAACCGAGTCGTGTATGAGGGAAATCGGTGCGTTGAAGCGTAGCGCAGATAGGTGCAGGAGGCTTGCATCAAGTGAATGGATGAGGTTGGGAGCTGTTGCGTTTTTGTGGTGAGCTTTATCAACCTCGTCCGTGTCACCTGTAGACACCTTTACCTTACATCGTCCTAGCAGTTGCAGTTCAATGTTCTTGACATCAGGTTTCATCAGCCGTTGTGTGACTGAGAACCCTGATGGTGTTACCCATGTGATCTCTGTGAGACCACGGTCAATAGCATTACCGACCTCTGACTCAATCCACGACATGACAGCCATGGGACCAGGAACAATAACGTTCATGGCATCACGTACTGCCTTGACAGTAGCGGTTAAGTCATCCTTATCAACTTCGACACCTTTCTCCTTCAAGGCTTCACGTATGTAACCTCGGTTAGAGAAGGGCTTAGCATTGTAAGGTACGGTCATCACTACCCTTTTAACAGTTTTCCTGTCCATGTACGGCTTGATACTGTCCGGTACATGTGGGGTAGCTTGCTCTGCGACTACCTTGTAGGCATCTTGTGGTTTATCAGATGGCAGGACATTGACCAGCTTAGCAGTTGATGCGTCCTTGGCAAGTCCAGCCAATATCTGAAGACCACTACATGTAGCGTCTGTAGCTACAGGCAGAGATGTGTGTTGTCTACTGCACGTCATTACACATGCGTAGTATTCTTCACACGCTGCCATGAATTGCCATGGCTCATCAACCTCATCCCAGTCACTCAAGTTCCTGATAGGATCCTCTGCGACACGAGCAATAAGAGATTGATTGTCCTTTACCCATTGCTGTCTTTCTTGCATGGTTGCCTTGTCCAGACCATAGGTGGTTGCGACCTGAAAGGCTAGCCATGCTTCAGCTTCGGGTGTCATGAACGACTGCTCATGAAACTTAAGTAGTGACTTACCAAAGTCTGTATCTTGAGGTGTCAAGAATGCAGGGATAGGGTAAGCACGTCCACGATAATCAAACGACCATGGAATATAGAACTTCTCATACTTAGAGAAGATCTCCACTGCGTTCATTGTCATCCTTGTACGACATGACTTCATGAACGCTTGTGCGTTGGTGTTACATACCTCAGCAGCTCTTCTCCGATAGTCCTTGCGGGATTCTTTGTTGTCCGCAATATCAGGAGGCTTGGGTGGTAGAGGCATCTCCACAACAGGGATAAACTTGCCGACTTCAACACCACGTTCTTGAAATGTCTTTGCGACATTTACTACGTGATCATTGAGTACATATCCAACCTTCTGAATCTTGTTCAGAAAGTCGATCGGTGTTTCTCCCTGTATAAGGGTGGGCTTGCCCCTGCGAACCATGTGATGACCACGCATAACCTCGTTAAGCAAGTAGCCGCCTGGTGTTTCAGTGGTCCAGTCGTTTGGTTCGATCGTCATCGGCCAGGCTAGCGGGCTGAACAGCTCAGCGTTGGCTAGCACCTGGTCCTTGATCTCCATGAACTCAGGTGTAGGCACCACGTCGTTGAAGGTCTTGCGTCCCTCACGTCGCTGTTGTGTCATGAACCAGTTCGATGACTCGCAAATGCAATCCAACAACCAACCACCTAGTTTAATTCGCAGTTCAATACCCCAAGGCTGCCAGTGTTTGACATCAGCTCTGTTCATCAAGGTGATTACGTTCTTCACCTTCTGATGTGTACCAGATGCCTTGTGCCAATACTTGTCCTTGATGTACTTCAACAAACCAGGTACGTTGCGTTCATAGTAACGCATCATACACTCGTTCTCTACAGCAGTACCGATTGCATCGGTCACATTCTGTACGAGGTTAGATTTAGGTTTAGGACTGAACACCTTGTCAAAGGTGACCTTGCAAGAGATAGCAGCAGCAGCGTCAGGCTCAATGTTTGAAAGGTACAGCATCTTCTCTCTGAAAAGCCTGCCGTTGTGTCTCTCTCTTATAGATGCACCAGTGGCATGAATACGATCAGCCACAAGAGGCATAAGCTGCTCAATAGTAGCCACCCCGTACACACTAGCGGATGCATAGTCTCGTTCCTCTAGGTTGCGTGTGTTTTCTCGTATTTGCTTGAGTCCTTGCCTTATCTGATCACGCTCAAGCTTGACTTGTCTGTCAATCTCAAACGGTGTCGCTATTGTCGTCCTCCTGCTGTTCGCGGATCAGTTGAATCAGTTCGTCACGGTGTAGATGCATCTCAATCTCATGCATCAGAGTGTCCAAAAGAAAGTTAAATGTCGCGTTCGTCATCGATCTGTTCGGGGTGAATGTAGTGGATGGCATCATGAGTACAGACAATGAACTCATGAGTCTGTTTGTTCATGTAGTCAATGACCTTAGCCTCAGCAGCGTGCTGACGCTTGTAGATGTGTTCTTTGACCTTGCCACTTTTGAGGTGTGTGGCACGGATCATACAGGCTACATCAGACGGTAGCTCCCAGCCTGCCACCTTCCAGTCCATGACCTCAACAAAGAGGTGATCAACAAAGGCTTCGGCAGGTGCGTCCTTGAACTTCTTCCAGTTGTTTGGAAAGTAGGGTTTTTTACCACTCATCAGTGCGTCTTACGTTAGTCAGTTTACATTGTCTGTCCATGGACAATTCCAAAGCATCCCATGCGGCTTCTTCAGAATTGGCGGCGAGTATGTACATAGTCTCGCCACTTGACAGGGTGACCTCGTACTCACGCAATGGTGAGTGTGAAAGATCAATCGGTTGTTGTGACCTTGGGCTTACGTCGTCTGGCTGGACGTGGCTTGGGCTTTGCATCATTAGACTCCATGTTTATGTATGTGTCACGTTGAGCTAGTTCCTTGTAAATACTATCCCATCTGTGACCTTGATCACCGTAGTGGTGCAGCCAACAAAGGATGGCATTCTTAATAAAGTAATTATCATCTAGTGATTTACTTTTTTCCATAGTACCTCCCGGTGATACGATTAGCACGCTGCCAGAT